GGCAACAGATACTTGTTTTGTTGTACTACTCTGAACAACAGGCAACACCTCAGTACCCGCCAAAGGCGTGGTGGCTGAAGTTAAAGCTGTTATTTTGCTGTTAGACATTTACATTGCTGCAATAATAAACGCCAACAATTGTTCATACCTAACTCCATACCTATTGCCTGCTGGTTTATATGCTTGAACTATTTGCGTTTGATTAGTTAGCTTGCCGTCTGCGTCAAATACGTTTTCTAAAATTTCTGGCTGCTCATCCCATTCATCGTAACAAAGCAAACCGTAACTTTCAGCAACTAAATCTTCAGACTCAAATGCTTCTTTCACTTGTTGTGCCATAACACCAAAATGAATTCTTGCATTGTCACCTTTTAAAGTAACAGCATCATTAAATTTGAATGCTTTGATAAGACCTTTAACTTTGACAGCAACCGCACGTTCCGCAGAATTTAAATCACGAACTTGTTGTTTTTCACGTTGATCTGATGTGTTGATAGTACCGTTGGCAGCAAACACTTCACCCCAACGATTTGCCGCACGACCAAGTTTATAGGTTCCATCTGTTTCAGGATAAAAACCTTCTGTTGTATCTCTGAAATGATATCGTGTGGTGTAAGTTCCTGTTCCTGCCGCTCCCGTAGTGTCAAACGACATAATCATGTCATCGCCAGCAGAAACGGTAGAAAACCGTTGGCCTTTTAATGTTGTAATATTTTTAATTCTGAAATCAGAACCATAGTTTTCACCAGCCCGAACGGTTGTGCTGTCTAAAATAAACGATCCATTACGCAACAAATAATCGCCGCTTGTGTTTGTTGATAGTGTTGAGCCTGTAAAAGTAATATATGATTTTTCGGTTGAACGAATACCATATCCACCATTGCCAGTAATAGTGCAAGTGTTTGCGCGTGCGGTGGAAAGAAAATCTATTTCCAGCCCATCACTGCCATTATTTGTAATAGTTGAACTGTTGCAATAAATAACAGCGCCGTATTCACCATAAATACCTTGCAACAAGTTATTGCTACACGTTGAGCTAGTATTTTGTAAAAAACCACCACTGGTTGCTTGAGCGCCATTGGTGTTGTTAAAACTAGTGATGCCTGTGTCAAATACGATAACGCCGTTTGATGTGGAGCTAATACCTGCGCTACCATTACCACAGGCGCATGATACTGAAGACGCATAGACTGCTCCGCCAATGTCGGCAATTACGCCGTCAAGGTAGTTGCCGTTTGCGCTAATATGTTTTGCACGAATACCTGATGCAGTAGACGCATAAAAGCCACGGCGTTTGTTGTTACAAGATGATACAAAATCACCCCAAAACGATCCACCAAGCTCAGTAACAATACCTTGCTGGTCAAAACCATTAACGCCAACATTAGGCCCACATGAGATGTGGCCAAGCGAAATCCCATACTGATTTGTGTTGTCAACTTTTCCGTTTACGGCTACTGTCACAGCCATTAAAAGTCCATGCGTTCCTAATTCTGTGCCTGAGACATTTGCACTAGACCAATAAGAATCAGAATTTCCAACAATTGCCACATTGTTTAGAAAATCAATGCAACTATCTTTGACAACAAAACCATCACAGCTATTAAATTTTAAAACTGATTTCAGCGCAACAGATGTGCTAGATGTGATTGTGTTTGTTGGAAATGTTGCATATCTGCAAGTGTTTTTAACTGTAATGCGTGTATTGGTAGTGTCTACGTTTGTAATTTCCCAAACACCGCGATGAATTTCTGGACAACCAGTTCCAGCAACCGTATAAGTATGCAAGAAATCACCAACGGCAACACCACTAACAGTAGATACTTGTAATATAACGCTGTACGCGCCCGTTGCACCACTTGTGCTTACTTGGCCCGTGATAGACAAGGAAACAGGCGATGCGCCAACTATTGAAAGTCCATTTACAACATTTGATGATACGACCACAGGGCTTGTAAATGTGTGAACGCCAGACGCCACTGTAATTGTAAGAGTGCCATTTATCTGAATTCTGCTAAGTAATCCAAGAATAGTTGCGCTATTAGATGTTGTAGCAGTTGCAACAAATGCCCCGTTTGGAATTACAACAGTGCCTGTTGTTGCCGCAGATGCCAACACCAGTTGTGCAGCGCAATCAGTTCCAGCAACAGCACCAAAATCGGTAACAGTTAGTAAATCTTGTAATTTACTATGTACAGTTTTACCAACCGCACCAGTCAAAACACCGCTTGAGTTAGATTGTTTAAATCCAACAAGCGCGTCTCCTAAAGCTACATTTGAAGTATTTGCAAGATCAGTGGCGGAATAAGTCCCAGGCACGTTGTCATAAGTTGCAATCAATACAGCAGCTGAAGTTTTTAAGACAAATTTGTATTCAGTAGTATCCCCATTTAAAAGCCAAATTTCGCCGCCAGAAGGAACTCGGCCAGCAGAATCTAAAACAATTGGATTGGTGTGTGCAGTAGAGCCTGCACTCGTAGTGTATGTAGCAACAGGTGTGGTTGTCCCCGCAAGATAGCTGTAGATTAAACCACCAGTTAAAGGAACACCATTGTTGTCAAAAAACTGTGCGCCTATTCCAGCAAATAATGAAGGAGTTGTAGACATCCTGTGTCCTTATTCGTATGCGACAGTGAACGCTGCTGAAGTGCCAGCAAGCACTATATACAAGCCCTTGTTAAAAAACAAACCAGCAGGAAAATACACATATTGTGAGCCTGCTGATACGCTAAATGTATCAACAATTTTAGGATCGCTAGTGCTAGAAGCGCCAGAGTCATAGATTGTCAAAGTGCCACTTGAAGATGCCGACACAAAGATACCGTAGAGTTTTCCAGCACCAACTTTGACTTGTTTGGTAGCTGCGAGTTGCATGTAATTTGCCATGATGATTCCTTATGCCAAGAATTTGAGTTTGTACAGGGTGCGGAGATAGATTTCAATGATATTGTCGATCAATTGTTGCAACGACATATCGGCTCTATCCACTACTTCATATCGAGCGTCTTCAATCTGTTTCAAAGAATCTTCTAAGAATTCAATGATGTTAGATGTTTTCTTTGCCGAATGCAAAGTGATTGGACCAATTAGACCATGACGGCCTTGGTAAGACTCAGCAAAATCATCCGCTGCGCCAATAATGCGGTCATAAAAGATGTTAAGTGCCGTATGTTTGCTGAAACTGCGAGTGTTCAGATGCACCGAATGTGCAACATCACGGGCTAAAAATAAGATTCCTAAAAAATCAGCGGCTTTCATTTAACATTCCTTGTGGTGGCATTTGTTCTGGCATACCTTGTTGGTATTCAGCAGACTCAGGCATCATTTCGTTTTGTTCCCGTCCAGGCATCTCGTAGATCATGTTCTGGGACTCCATTGCCGCAGCTACTACGCCCATAGCAATATCTTGGATTTGTTGTTCAGACATGCCAGCCTGTACCGCTGCGATGCGTTTAGTCTCAGCTTCATACATCTTGACTTGGGCTTCAAAGTCTTTGCGCTCTTGGTCTTGCATTTCCATAGACTTGCCAACATTGACCAACATGCTGTGCATTTGTTCCATTTCAGCGCCCATTGCTTGAATCTGCTGTTGGGCTGCTTGTAGTGCAGGGTCATCTTCGGAATTAGACAAGAGTTTAGGATCAATTGTTTTCTTGAACCGTTCGGCCATCTCTTGTGCGCCTGGCCAATCCATGTTCTTGACAAACAAATCACCAGCAACCGCCCAAAGTTGGGGATTGCCTTGCAGAAGTTGAGCCATCGCCTCGAGTGCCGCTTGGCGCTTGGTGGCGTAGCCTGGTCCTGTGGTTGCCACAACGTCATATTTACCAACGCCAGGGTTGTAAATCTTCTCAATCACGATACCTTCTTGATTCACAATCTTGTTGACTGGTTGTGGCTGATCAGGGTTAATCTTGACCATCTTTGTTTCGCCATCTTCACCAATGATTCGTGCAATACGTTGTGTATCGTAAATCTTAGGGATCAGGTCAATCAATTGACGTGCAATGTGTTTTACACCACGGGCTAGGTTGTCACCATAGTGGTAAGTTCCAACATCACCTTCGCGTTGACGCGCAAGAATCGCTCTTCCTGATCTCTCATTGCTTCCCATTCCAAGGGAGGCGTTGTATTGACCAGTTGTGGACTTAATGTCTTCAGATGCGCCAGCTTTCGCTTGCAACAAACCACTTGAAGCCATTGGCGGTTGCGCTCTCTGAGGTAACGGTAAGACAGCGCCTTGACCATCAGTTACATCAGGGTTTACCTCTAAGTATGGCCAGTTAGTTGTATTAGCTGTTTTCCACTGTTGTTCATAGCCTTCAAACTGACCACCGTAACCAATGAAAGGCGCTTTAGGGGCAAGCGCAAGCATCTCTGCTTCTTGGCTAACCCAGTAGTTGTACATCCGTTGTGCGTCTTTGGCGTTTCGCACAATACCAGACACATACAAACGCCCATCTACCTCAAACTCGTTGCCGACAATACGAATCACAGGAATGTATTTGCCTGCCCACTCGCGCTCTTCAAGGATTTCGTAACCGTTAATCTTGCAATATTTGACCTTTGGACGGTCAGACTCGCGTGACTTTAAAGGTTTGCCGTAAAACTCTTTCATTTGCTTGTCTTCTGGTGTGCCAGCAAAAGCAGTTTGGTTGCCAGGGTACAAATTCAGCGTAGCTCGGTCATAGTCGATGTAGTAGTAATCAGCAATCCGAACGGTGTCCTCATTTAGCCAATTACTAATGGATTGATCGCCAACGCCCAATGATTGCAAGGTTGTAATGGGCGCTGCGTCTGGGTACATGCGCTCAAATTCGTCTTTTGTGATGTCTTCAGTAATAAAACACCACTTAGCGTCTGCGCCTGTTGGGTCTTGGATTGTTGGGTCCATGTAGACCGAGAAACTGTTACGGATACGCCCGATCTTAATGTCTTGGTCAAAGGTATTGTCTTCACAATACTCTGTCAATAGACGGATATAACCTTCGCCATAAGCGACTTGGTTCTCACAGGCTGTGTCGTAAGCAACATCAGCATCAGAAATGTATTCAATATGGCGAATCATGCCATTAAAGATGTCTGCAACTTCAACATCTGCGTTGTCATCTACAGGAATAACCTTTGCGCCTGGTCTGTTTTGGCGCTGATCATTTGTGACTTGGCGCACATGCTGTGGCAGTTTATTGATTGTCAGGCATGGACGAGCGTTGATCGTTTGACCTTGTACAGCACCACGGGTGGCCAATACGTCAGCAGGCCATTGCCAATGGTTGTCAGGTGAGCCAGCGTAGAACTTTAGGTCATCTGTCTCATCTTCACGGGACTCAGATAACGCAGACATGGCCATATCTAGCCGTGATCTTGCGGTAGCTAAGATGTCAGATGCGCTTTTCTTGGGTTTACCGCCCTCGGCTACTGCGCCAGCAGCCGCAATGCCTGTGTAATCTGCCATTATTTCTTCTTCATTGGTTTAGATTGGGCTGCGCGTTTTTCGCTGTACGCAATAGCCACAGCTTGCTTGACAGGTTTGCCAGCTTTAATTTCAGCTTTAATGTTTTTGCGGAATGCTTCTTTGCTTGCGGATTTAACGAGTGGCATTATTTGGCTTTCTTTGCTGTTTTAGCAGATTCTTTGAACGCTTTGGCAGTTGGAGCGCCTTTTGCGCCTACGGGACGCATTTTCTCTTTGCTACCCGCGGCGATACGAACTTGTTTTGCATGAATGTTGGCATAAAGCCCAGGTTTTGTTGCCATGATCAACACTTCCATCGTTTAAGAGCTGCTTTGGCGCGTTCGCCATCTTTAGCATTAGCGGCTACTGCGCCCATTCTTGCACAAAATGAATCTTTTCGCCCTTGATCTGCCTTGGTCTTAGGGTTTGGTGCTGGCGTTTTTAAATTGCTACCAGTTTCGCGGTTGTACTTTTCACGCCCTTTGGCAGTCAACCCTGCGCCCTTGGACACTGGGAGTTTTTCGCCTCTACCTACTGACAAAGAAACGTTCTTTTTTGCCATTTTAATCTTCCGTGTGAAAGATAGCGTAATTTAATTTAATTGCTTCAGAATAGGCGTTGTTGGTGACGTTTTTAAGTTCTACCGTAAACGAGCCGTTTCCCACCGCAGCGATAAAAGCATTGTATGCACCCAAAGTGCCACCAGAGGCTACGCTTATTACCACCACATCTTTGGTGCTACAAGCAGAACAAGTCACCACAAACACCGCGTTGGCGCTAGGAGCCATTTGCGCGTTGGCAGTGGTAATTTGACCAGCAGGCGTGTTGATTGTTACGCCAGTTGTCTTGTTGTTAGTTTGCGTTACCGTGTCATAAGCACTAGCAGAATAACCAATTGTGCTATTGGTAACAATGTTGGTGGCTTCCACACGGGTAGCACCAATAATGTTTTGATCTTCGTACGCTACACCAATTGGTTTGGTATTTGCCATATTTATGCTCCCATCCAACTTGTTGATACTGAACTGCCTTGTGCGTTGATACGGTGAGTAGGTTCAGTGTACTCTCTATGCGCTACAGGAAAGGCGAAAGTGACAGCGATAGCATCGGCAGCGTCTGGTGAAGCCAACCCTCGTGCTTTCATTTCCTTCTTTCCCTCTAAAAATATCGTGCCAGATGAATTGGGCTTCTTTGTTGGCCCAGTTAAATCAGCTTTTAGTTGTCTATCGGACGGAATACTAGCAGATTTTAACCAGTTCCGCATGTCGTTCCACATTTCAGCGCGTTTATTGCCAAATGCTTGCGAGTGTTTTGCCTTGTTTCCAAAGTTAACACCACGCACTTTGTATCTCTGCTCTGTCAGTCGATCAAGAATTCCATATCCAAGACCACCTTCGTCAATGACTGTAAGTGCAGGCTTATATTCCTCTATTGCGTCAATGACTCTGCCCACAATTTCCATTGTGTCTTCGCCCTTATATCGCTTGATGGCCACAATATCTCGCCCTTGTCTAACAGCAATAACCGTAGAGTCAGCGCCACCACGGGCAGGGTCTACTCCCACAATGGTAGGGGCGGTTAAGTCTTTCCACTTTTCCCTTTTCATTGCGTCATCCACAATCATTGGGCTGATGAACTGGTCTTCACCTGCGGATGGGAACTCTCCGTAAACCTCGACTTTGGCTTGGCTAGAGTCTTCGCCATATTCGGCAATGATTTGCTCATAAATGGATTTGTCGGTGTCTTCTACCGTTCTAGCGTCAACAATCTTTGATGTCCAAAAGTCACGTTTGGCATGGAAACATTCAAAGAAGTAACCTTCGTTCCTACGGGGATTCGAGAAGGCAAACCAGTATCTGTCTGGTGTGTTTTCGGTAAAGAAGCCTGCGCCCACCTCCCAGATTGGATTAGGGATACCGCTAGATTCGTCAAATATCAGCATCATGCCGTCTTGGTTGTGGACACCAGCGTAAGAGTCGGGGTTTTCTGCTGACCAGAGTTTGCCCTCACAAGACCAATAACGAGTGCCTTTTTTAAGATCGCGCTCAACAAGTTCTGTTAACCATTGGGCAGGGACTAACTTTGTCGCTGAAATCTCCCACCAATGACTATTGATCAGCATAGCTGCCCATTTAGTCAATTCTGCCCATGTGACCGACCTTAACTGATTCTCTGAGTTAGCCGACACCACCACCGATCCACCAATTCTTGTAGTCAGCATCCAAAGGATAAGCCAAGATACTAGGGCAGATTTGCCGATACCACGCCCAGAAGAGACAGCCATACGGATAGTGTCGTAATCAACTAAGCCTTTTTGCTTTTTAATGTGGGCGGTTATATCTCTCAAAACTTCCCGTTGCCATTTCCTCGGACCAGTGAACTTAGCCAGAGGCGTATTCTTTTGCCCCCAAGGGAATGCAAACAAAACAAAGGCTTCTGGATCATCTGAGATGGTAGGAGACCAAAGCTCCACCATCAGTTTTTGCTCTTCTTCAGACTTGTAAATAGGCAGTTGCATTAGCGTCCTTGACGCAATTGGTTTTGGTTTTCCATTGCTGCCTTGGGATTTTTACGAAGTTGGTTTTGACCCATTTGGGTTCTAAACACCAAATCTTCTGGCGCAACATCTAATCCATAAGGATTTGCCTCAGATTTCAATTCAAATGGAAAAAATTGCCGTCTTTGTTCATCAGTTAGATTAATCCTGTTTTGGGTTGATCTGGCTTGAACCTCACCAGCAAGACGCTTATAAGTCTCTTCAGCACCTAATAAAGCAGGCTTGTTGTAAGCCAAATCCGCATAATTTTGGTACAAACTGGCATAAATTGGATCATTTTGTAACAAGTAATCTTTAACAATCATGCTTTTATCAGCGTTCTGATACAAAGATGGACTTGTTTTTTCAGCCCATTGAGTAGCTTGAGCAATTAAATCTGGGCTTGCGCGTTTGGCTTCATCCGATGCTTTGTTTTGCATTCGTTCTAGTTTGGACGCAATTTCTTCTGCTTTTAGTTTGTTTTCAGCAATATCCAAGGCAATGTCTTTGGTGCTACCGCCTCGTTCCCACCCACTTAAATCTTGAACGCCATGTTGTATTTCGTGCGCCATGACGGTCTTTAAATCATTTTCGTTTGGCGCATAACCAACCAACGAACCAGTGTCACCAATCTTTTGGAAACTTCCTGCCATCCTGTTTTCTGGTAATCCCAATTGCCCAAAATTCTTTAACTCTGGCATTAAGGAATAAAGTTGCGGATTATCAAAAGCCAATTCCCTCAGTCTTTCTCCATTGTTTACGCCTTCTAAATGCGTAAATCCTGCAACAGCATTTTTGTCTGAAATCTCTTTAACAAAATCATTTCCGTATTTAGCCACGCCAGTTTTATTCCAAACTTCTTGTGGAGTCTGTTTTCTAAGCATTTTGGAGGCTTGGAACGCTTCTTCCTGAGTGGCAGGAACATACATATAAGCCAAATTACCAGTAGCTTGTAGGCGCTCACGCAATGGGTCATACGCTGTATCTTCTGGCACATTCTTAGCCATCTCGCGTATCTTTGCCCTTTGTATGTTGCCGACAGTTAAGTCTTCTATCTTCTTGCCAGCAGACACACCAGCCAATGCCGCTTGCCGAGCAAGTCTCGCCGCTTGTAAAGCCTCCATAGGAGACATAGGCACAAATGACCCAACAGTACCCGCCATCTGTTGAGCAGGACCTTGTGGCGGTAGAGGCAATGTCTGCATTAACTCTTGGCTACCGTAAGGGACTTGTTGCTGTGGCGCATAGTCAGTCTGGCCATACACCTCCATCGGCATAGGAGATCGGAAAGTATTCAAGATGTCAGAAGGCGTACCCATCGTAGTAGCCAACCTACCCCTCAAAAACTGTAATGGCATCTCCGCAGACGCTACAGGATCATTGAACTGACGGTTACGTCTAAGCTGCGGATAGTACCCAAACGCTGCACCTAGCGCGTTCTGGCCTTCTGGAGTCAATGCGTTGTTTACGGGCATGGGGCAATCTTAACAAAAAAAAATAAAAAATTGTTCACGAGTACACCGTTCCTGTGACCTTTCCTCGTCGGTCCTCCCCCCCCCCTTCGGTCTGAATGGTGGATGGGCATAGGGCGCTTGGGTCATTTATCCACAGAGCCAGCGCCTAGTTGTCCACAATCGGTAGGATTTCCCTCACCTTAT